GGTTCGTGATACTTTAGGAGGGCACTTCGTCCTCCTAAATGTAAAAAACTGAAAAGTTGTTTTTTTAAAAAAAATTATGTGTTACTTTCCTTCCTCATATTTGGGGTCTTATTTGTTACTTAGTGGCGTATCTTTGCCCTTAAGTGTTAATTAGTGGGGAAGATTGCGCCGATCCCGACCGTTCTTGTCCTGATCTTACCGAACCTAGGCAGAAATGCCATGGAGGAAACCTTAAGATCCGGCAGTCTCCAGATCCCTTGCTATCACTGCGATGTCAGCGTTTCGTGACCAGTTCTGTAACGTTTTTCTGTCAACCCCTTGACGTGCAAATCCACACATTTGGCAGTGTTTTTTATTTTTTTATAATTATTTTATGCCCCCTTAGCGGTTTAAAAACGCATCGGGAACCTAACCTACAACGAACCAAAAACGCTCGATAGATATCAAACGAAAAAAAAAATTCCTGAGGCCAAAAATGACTTCCGAAACCCTTGAAGAGAAAAAAAATTCCAGGCCAGAAAATCCCACTGTACCCCTTGTGCTAAGTCTCGTAGCGTGTCTAATCTTTGCGCTTTCGATTATTGCAGCGGGGTATGTTCATGGGCACATGAGTATTGCCGCCGTCTGGAAAAGCCTTCATTGATATATAAGAACAAAGAGAGTTTTAACGAGATGAAAGTTGTTCTTGATAATTACGAAAAAGAGATTCTGATAGAAACGATTGAATTTCGTTTAGATAATGACGATAGATTGGTATTAGATGATAGAATGAGAGATGACATCAAAGACATCTTGGAGAAAGTAGAAGATGAATACGTATAACATCGCCTATAATGGTGTAACAGTGTTAGAGAGAATCCCGGAGTATGCTCTGAGGAAACATACAGAGATGGTGAAGGGGTATTTGTACATGAGTGGGAGTATGACGTTGAAGGATATTGAGCAAGGAATCAAGGTTACGATGAACGCATAACTAGTAAGTACCGTTGCATGATTTGAGTGTCAGTGGTATAATAGTAATGTAACCGTTTCATTTTTATGGCTAAAGGATTCACAGTAAAAGCAGCAACACCGGCAAAGAAGAAAGAAGGTGAATTTGATCTTGCTGCAGCGAAAGAGATGATCAGAGGTAAGGCAATTGTATTTTGTCTTCCTGGACGAGGAGTATCTTACACTTATCTGAAGAATTTTGTACAACTGTGCTTTGACTTAGTACAGAACGGTGCAAGCATTCAGATCAGTCAAGATTACAGTTCCATGGTGAACTTCGCACGATGTAAGTGTCTTGGTGCGAATGTTCTTCGTGGTCCTGATCAGAAACCCTGGGATGGTAAATTGGAATATGATTACCAACTCTGGATTGATAGCGACATTGTTTTCAACTTGGAAGCATTCTATCGTTTGGTTGCAATGGACAAGGATATTGCAGCAGGATGGTATTGCACTGAGGATGGTCGAACGACAAGTGTCGCCCACTGGTTAGATGAAGGCGATTTCCGTTCCAATGGTGGTGTAATGAATCATGAGACATTGGAGTCGATGAGCAAGCGTCGAAAGCCGTTCACTGTTGATTACACAGGATTCGGATGGTTGCTGATTAAGAAGGGAGTCTTTGAGAGTCTGCCTTATCCCTGGTTTGCCCCGAAGATGCAAGTCTTTGAATCTGGTGAAGTGCAGGATATGTGTGGTGAGGACGTTTCGTTCTGTCTCGATGCGATTGAGAAAGGATATGAGATCTGGTGTGACCCACAGATTCGTGTAGGTCATGAGAAGACCCGGATTATCTGAGGATGTCTGGGTATGTTATAATGGTGTGGTGGTCTGATTCTTATGACCGCCGCGTGGAAAAAACCCCGAAAAAAACCCGCTCTGAATTGAAATTATGGCAAAACTTAAAAAGTCTCTGACTGGTGACAACATGATCGAGTCTCGCCCCAAGAAGACTCGTCAAGGTGCAGGACAACATACAAAGTATTCTGCATCTTCCGGTAACAAAGCAAAGAAGCGTTATCGTGGTCAAGGTCGTTGATACATAGTTTAGTTTTGTAAACTGAATTATGTCAAGACTGATCACTAATTTACCAGCAGTTCATACTTGGGTTCGTAAAGAATATCTTTGTGATCACGAGTATGGACATGGTGAATTTGTAAAAGGCATCTGGATTGCTGCTAAAAGTCTTCCTGGACGTGCCTTTTATTTTGAAACATATCTACCAGATTATGCGGCAATGTTTGATAAGTTGCCGATTTCCGCCTTTGTATCAGAACCAAAGACACCAGACCCCGATCTAGACCTCCCCAACCTGCAGTTTTGGAATTGTATGGATCATGATGTCACTACACTGTGTAAGCAGCATGTAGGGTCAATGGAGTGGGAGATACGCACTCGACATTTTGGTACAATGAAAGGCGAATATATCTGTACGTTAGATAATTATCATGGTGATGCAGACATTATTGACTATTCAACCAGTGAAATTCCAAGTGAACATAAGTCATTTAACTTGATTGAACTGTATAATGGTCAGTATGCACTGTATCCAAACAACAGATGTCGTATCTATGACATCTCATTAACTCCAGAAGACCCCAAGACACCAGATTTCAAAGTATCTACTGAGTTTTATCAAGTAGAGAATGGTGTTTCTTGGGGTCGTTTAGGTGATTGCGATGATTATTTCTGGACAACGCCTGGAGAAAGAGAAGAATATCCACAAGAAGTCGTTGCTGACATCGATGATCAGTATTCACATCACATTGAGGCGCAACCAGAATGAAAAATCCACCAAGTCACGATTTCCTAGATCATCTAGCGAATGATTTGTGGCAGAAAATAAATAACGAGAGGGATGGAAACCCCTCAAAAAGTTCTAATTCACTTGCGAAAAAGAACGATGGCAAAGTATCACGTAGATAGGGACACAAATTACATGAAAGAAATGTGGGGAACGACGAGTCTGATCACAGATTACTGGAAAGGTGCCGCTGGAGGACGGGATCCTGAAGAATTGGAACTGAATGAAGTGATGTATAATAAAGCAAAAAAGAAAAAAGATCTAAATGAGCAAGAAATTTTCAATCCGGAGGAATATAGAGACATTCCAGATCGCTATTAAACCTCAATAAATACTAAAAACTATTATAGATATACTACAGTATATCAACGTTGGATGGCTGAACCGATTTCTAGAGGTTTTAGAGATATAAGTTTGTCTTTTACAAGACATCCTGTGACAAATGACATCACTGTAATCCGAAACGAAGACGCAATTAAGAAATCTGTCGTTAATTTGGTCAGAACTCAAGTTAATGAGAGATTTTTTAATTCGTTTTTGGGTACAACTTTAGGAACTACCCTATTTGAACTGATAAATGAAGAGTCTTTTGAGTTTTTGGAGGACGAAATTGAAGTTTTACTGAGAAATTTTGAACCCAGAATCGCAGTAACAAGAGTTTTTTCTCAAGGACAGGTGGATAGTAACAGTGTTTTTATCCAAATTGAGTATGACATTGTTGGTTTGCCACTTCCAACTCAAAGTATTGAGTTTCTACTACAACCCACTAGAGTATAATGTCATTTAATCAGTTCACAAACTTAGATTTCGCGGATTTGCGTGTTCAGATAAAGGAATATCTGCGGGCAAACTCAAATTTTACTGATTTTGACTTTGAAGGTTCCAACTTTTCGATCCTGATTGACACTTTAGCATATAATTCTTACATTAACGCCTATAATACTAACATGGCGGTCAATGAATCGTTCATTGACAGTGCAACTTTACGTGAAAATGTGGTTTCTTTGGCGAGAAACATCGGATATGTCCCCAGATCCACAAAATCAGCAGTTGCAAGAATCAGTTTTACCGTCGATGTAAGCGCACTTGCCGCTAGAACGGTCAAATTGAAGAAAGGAGTGGTCGCACTGGGTTCCGTACAGAACGGAAACTTCATTTTTTCCATTCCAGAGGATATTACAGTCACTCCAAACAGTAGTGGCATCGCTGCTTTCACAAATATTGAAATTTTTGAAGGAAATTTACTCACAAAGACGTATACAATCGATGATTCTCAGTTAGCACCAAAATATATCCTACCAAATCAAAATATTGACACTTCAACGATCCGTGTAGAGACAATTGGATCCGGTATTGAGAACTTTATTCCATATGCAAACATATTTGACGTTGATGCGTCATCAAGATTGTTCCTGACACAAGAAATTGAGGATGAAAAGTACCAAATTCTGTTTGGTGACGGAATTTTAGGCAAAAAACCAGAAAATGGATCCACTCTTAACATCACTTACATTGTATCAAATGGAAGTGCAGCAAATGGATCAACAAATTTCAATTTTGCCGGTCATTTACAGTTTACTCAGGGTGCAACAGAGAAAGTTATCACCTCAGGAGTGTCCGCTGTAACGACCGTACAAGCGGCAGCAAACGGAGATGAGATAGAACCCATAGACAGTATCAAATATCTTGCTCCTAGGGTCTATTCGTCGCAATACAGAGCGGTTACTGCTAATGATTATACCTCTCTCATTCCATTTCTCTATCCAAACGTAGAATCAGTCACTGCATATGGTGGTGAAGAACTTGATCCACCACAATATGGCAAAGTTTTTGTTACAGTCAAACCAAAAAATGGTGAAGTCATTTCAACTGTGACTAAAGATGCAATTAAGAGAGATTTGAAGAAATATACCGTTGCTGGTATTAAACAAGAGTTCATTGATTTGCATTATCTTTATGTGGAGTATGATTCAACAGTTTCATACGATCCAAGTTTCGTACCAAATAAGACTGACTTACAATCAAGGATTGTATCTGCATTAGAACGATATGCAAAATCTGCAGATATCAATTCCTTCGGTGGAAGAGTCAAATATAGTAAGTTGCTGTCAATTATTGACAAAGTAGACACAGGAGTCACATCAAATATTACAAATTTGGTTATGAGGAGAAATATGACTCCATTGTATAATCAACTTGCCAACTATGAAATTTGTTATGGCAACAGGTTCCATGCAGATACAGAAGGATTCAATATTAGGTCATCTGCATTCCAACTTGAAGGTGTAGAAGGTGATGTTTATCTTACAGACTTCCCAGACAACGGTTCAACTGAACTTGGAACAATAAAATTCTTTACTTTTGAAGGAAATACTGCGAAATACATTAATACAAATGCAGGTCGAGTTCATTACGATAAAGGAGAGATTATTCTCTATCCTGTAAATATCGTTTCTACAAGTCTTTTAAATAGAATTGAAATTGAAGCTGTTCCAGAATCTAATGATATTCTGGCAAAAGAGAATATGTACATTGTACTAGATACTACAGGAAATAGTGTACTGACTCTCAAAGAAGATCTCATGGCATCTGGATCTAACAGGTCTGGAACTATCTACATACCACCATCAAGTTTCT